GTAAAACTACAGGATCAACATGGCACTTTTTACCCTATCTGACATAACTTATAAAGCACAAGAAGCTAGAACTGTCGGACCTTTGCCTAGAGAAGCATTTGGTCAAAATATATTGAGATATCCTATTGATATTGGATCGGTGGACAAAGGACATTATATGGTCGTTCATATTAATGTTCAGAATAAAACTGAATATTCATCAAGATTGGCTGAGGATTCACGGTCAGCAATACATAGAAATAGAGAAGCGTTAGCTGGACAAACTGGATATAGAAATATTGGCGGATTAGCTAAAGAAGGAATTGGTCTTGGCTCAAGAGGCGCAAATAGCGTAGATGAATTCCTTAAGAAAAATTTTGATGTTAATACTGCAAAAATTGCAAAAGATGCTTATGAAAAGACTGTGAACTCAATAAATCAAATTACTGGCGGTGTAACACAAGATATATTTACCGCAGTAGATTCTACTTTTGAAACTATTGGATCAGATTTAGGATCATTAGACAATTCAACTTTTCTAAGAACTACTAAAAGAACTACAGACAGTATTGCTCTGTATATGCCCAATACATTAAATTTTAATCATAGTCAAGCCTATTCTGATTTATCTTTGGGTGGAGAAGCGGCCACAACTTTTGGTGCTATTGCAAAAACACTTCTAGATGATGGCGTTGATGCTGGTCAAAAGGGAAGAAATTTATCTCCATTTGTTCTCCAACAACTAACAAAAATTGCAGGATCATTAACAGGATCTCCAAATGCAGCCGCTGCCGTTTTTGCAGGAGCTTCACAACTATCACAGAATCCACAATTAGAGTTAATTTACGCAAGACCAGATTTTAGGTCTTTTAGATTTTCTTTTATGTTTTATCCAAGAAGTGAGAAAGAAGCGGAAGAAGTATATAAATTAATTCAACGATTAAAATTTCATCAAGCGCCAGAAATAAAAAATGGAACAGCTGGATTCTTTTTAGTTCCTCCATCAGAGTTTGACATTGAATTTTATTACAATGGACAAATCAATCCAAATATACCCACAATTTCAACTTGTGTTTTACAATCAATTGATTTAGACTATGCGCCAAATGGATTTCACTCTTTTGAAACACCTGGAGATAATTCGCCAAAGATTGGTGGCACTGGTACGCCAGTTGCTATTAGAATGGATTTATCATTTAAAGAAACAGAAATTATGACGAAGTTTAATTTTCAAGAGGGTGAAAGAAGTAAAGCGGAATTTCAAGCATCAGCGGCGCTGGGTAATTTTAATGAAACAAATTTCGCAGAACAACAATTTGATGCTGACAGAGGAATCTAAATGGCAAAATACTTTAGATACTTTCCAAAAACCATTTATACATTAAATGGTTCAAACTCTCTTGATACAATTACTAATTTAACTGCTAGTTTTTCGTTTGATGAAAGTCTTTTAGAAAATTCCATTTCATACTATCAGTATACAGTACCTGATGGTGAAACACCGGAAATTGTCGCAAACAAATTTTATGGTGGACCAGAAAAACACTGGATTATTTTAAAGATGAACAAAATCTTTGATGTTAAGACAGATTGGCCGATTGAGCAAAGAGTTTTAAATGAAGTTATCCGGTCAAAATATGCAGACAGTTGGATAACAGAAACTTTTGAAATGGCTGATGAAGAAGGTAATCTTTTTGTTACTGAAGCAATTTCTACGATTACATCATTGAATGTTGTTAACGATGGTTCAGGATATGCTAACGGAAACATTATTCAAGTTCAGGGCGGAACAGTATTTGGTACCAAAGCAAATGCAACAGTAACCACCGATGGAACAGGTAATGTTGTTTCATTGAGTATCGCCACAGCAAATGTTGGTTCTTATTTAATTCTACCATCTGGTACAGTTGCTACATCAAATATCACTGGCGCAGGCACAGGATTGACAGTTTCTGTCAGCGCATCGGTAACTAATGATGAGCAATTAATTTTTGAAACTGGCAGAGAAAGAGATGGATTAGAATGGGCCATACTCAACAATCATTCTTTTTATAAAATTGAAACAAGATTATTTCCTGCAAATGGAGATAAGACTATTCAAAAAATTCAGATAACCGAAGAAGACTACAATAATCTTGTGGAAGAAAGCGCAAACTATACGTTATCTGACGGAAATATTTTAACGGTATCAATAACAAAAACTAGAATGTCTTTCTACGATTATGAAGTTGAAAAAAATGATATTAAGAGAAGAATAAAAATTTTAAAGAGTGAATATGTTCCCGCGGTGGATCAAGATTTTGTGCGAGTAATTAGCAATGTCTGATAAGACAATTTTACAATCAACACAATATACCATTAAAAAAGATGGCCTATCATTAGCAACCAAAGCTGGTATTGTTGATTTGACTGGTATGTTTGAAGAATTAAATATATTTGACAGCATATTTAATCCATGCATGACAGGAACTATTCTCATAAGAGATGCGAAAGGACTTTCAAATAAACTATCATTTGATGGCTCAGAAATTCTTTTAATTGATATGGGAAAAACAGAAAATCAAGCTACAATTACAAAATCATTTAGAGTTTACAAACAAAGTTCCAGAAAAGTTGTCAATATAAGTACTGAACTTTATATTCTTCATTTTGTTTCTGATGAATTCATCTTATCACAACAAACAAAAATATCAAAGTCATATCAGGACACTTATACGAATGTAGTTCTTGATATCTTAAAAAATTATTTGTTGGTAAATCCTGATGGCGTATTTTCGGTAGAGTTATCAAAGGGAATAAGAACTGTTGTTTTGCCTAACAAAACACCGATTGAATGTTTGGAATGGTGCTCAAAGAAGGCCGTAAACGAGGATTTATCGCCATCATTTTTATTCTTTGAGAATAAATTAGGTTATAATTTCTTAACTATTTCAAAGATGTTGGATCAAAGAGCCATACACAATATTAATTATCAACCAAAAAACTTAGCGTTGGCGGCTGAAGATACAAATGAAATGATGGGTGCTAGATACATTGAAGTCGTTTCTCAATTTGATTTGAATAAGAATATCAAACATGGAGTTTATGCTGGTACGTTTATTGGTTTTGACATTACAACAAGAAATATTGCAAAAAGAAATGTAGATTTTGATGATGTATATGCAACAGGAAGTCATGCAAACGAAACTCCAAACATTGGTATCATTACGAACAAAGCTGGATTTAAAAACACTGAGATGTTTAACTCAAGACGGGTTTTAATCTCAACTGGAATTTTTGGTTCACAAAGCGATTATGTCAAAACGAATGATCCAAATTCTATCAATTCCGATGATGATACATACAACTATGTAATACAGAGAGAATCGGTAATGAGGAATTTAATGAATCAAAGATTGAAAGTTGTTATGCCTGGAAACTTTGATTTAATTTCTGGAACAAATGTCAATATAACAGTTCCAACAATTAGCGCACAGTATTCTGAAAACATCCAAGATAACATAGACAAAACAAAAAGTGGTAAATATTTGATTGTGTCAACTAGACAAATGATTACTTATGACAAACATGAAACTGTTATGGAAGTGGCAACAGATTCCAACAATCGTGATAAAGTTTATTTGAGTACTCAGCAACAAAATGACTTGGTAGATTTTTATGGATAATAATTTTGCTGGCAAGAATGGCTTTATTTGGTGGACAGGAATAGTTGAGAATCGGGATGATCCTCTAAAGTTAGGACGTTTGCGTGTCAGAATTATTGGATGGCATACTGATGATTTGAATGAAGTTAAGTCTGAACATTTACCGTGGGCTGATGCAGTTACTCCATTAACACACAGCAATGCATCATTAGATATAAAAGAAGGCGATTGGGTTATAGGTTTCTTTACTGATGGAAACAATGCACAAAAGCCAGTTGTTTTTGGACAGTTGAATGGTCTAAATCCAAAAACTGTAAATACTAATCTTGGTTTTTCACCACAACTTACCCCGGAACAAAAAGCATTACAGCCAAAGGCTTCCGATTCAATTATCGTTGATAAAGCTGGAGAGCCAACTACACCAAGAACTGCAAGAGGCGTAGTTGAGGGAACTCCAGTTGGCGTAGCAAACGAGAAACGAGCGCACGTTTGTGATATTAGAGAAGAAATGAAAATGGCTGCGGCTCTAGCAAGACTTAAATTTTCTCAATTGGTACAAGCAATAAGAGAAGCTGTGAGAGCAATTATAAAAGCATTAGGTTTTTCGCCTGATGGTGTTACCGGAAGATTTATTGAAATTGCAAAACAACTACTAAGAGATTTAAAATTCATACAATCTATCATAGAAGAAATACGTGATTGGACAAAAGTAATTGTAGATTTCGCAAGAAAAGTTCGTGCTATGATTGATTGGCTATTAACATTACCTCAAAAATTATTAGCTTTTCTTAAAGATTGTCTGGCTGAATTATACGCATCTTTAAAGACAGGAATAGCAGATTTATTTTCAGTTTCTGGTGGTGTTGGTGATAATACTGAATCTGGAATATCGGAAGCAATGGGAGTATTCGGCGAAATTGTAGATACAGCTAAATCAACGGTTCAAGCAGGAATTCAAGTTGTAGCCGCACCCGCCGCCATTGTAACTGCACTTACTTCACCAACTTCCGCGGCTGATGTTACTAAAGCCGGTGATTTAATAACATCATATATTTCAACTACCGCGGCATCGGACACATCATCAAATACAGTAACATCTGTTTCAAGTTCCAGATCAAATTTTAAAATGGCATAAGCATGGCAGATACATTAGCAAATCCTGATGAGTTAAACAAACCAGCCGATGATGAATCTTGGACCGAAAGGGAGTCTGAGGCCAGCATTGAAAATCCACCAACTTATCCACATAACAAAGTTATGATGACCGAATCTGGTCATCTATTTGAAATGGACGATACACTCGGTCGGGAAAGAATTCGTCTACAACACGGTGGTGCAAAAAATAACGGCGTTGGTTCATTCTTAGAAATGCATTCCAACGGCGACATGACCACAAAAATACAACGAGACAACTACGAGATTGTTTTGGGTAAAAATAGAGTATTGATTAAAGGCGTGTGTAATGTTACAATAGAGGGTGATTCTATTGTGCATGTTAAGGGTAACAAATATGAAAGAATTGATGGCGATTTAGTTCAAGAAGTTCGTGGTAATGTTACTCAAAATTTTAAAAAGAAAACAAAGATTCTTTCTGATGGCGATATGACTATTGGATGTGGAGATCCAACAACGGGAAGTTTGAAACTTTCAACAGGTGACCACACATACATACAAGGAGACTTGGCTGTAGCAGGTTCAATTCAAGCAGACATGGTAACAGCAACAACAAAAGTTAATGCTGGTACACAAGTTAATGCTGGTCCTTTAGGATTTGTTTCCGAACTTGGTGGTCTTGCTATTGGTTTACCTGTTGCAATCCCATTGCAAGTTGTTGTTCCTGCTGGATCAGCTTATATCGGCCAAAGCGTCTATGCTGGTATTAGTGTAAATGCTCCTTTCATAAATGGATTCTCAGTAAAAGATGTTGCTGGAACTATGCTAGGAATTAGAATGCAACACAATGCACATAATCATATTGGTAATAAAGGATTTCCAACAAGTCCTCCTATTACACCAATGACTTTACTTTAATTATGGAGATTTGAATGCCTAGCGTTTTTGGAAGATTAACATATAACTTTGATGATACAAAGTATGGAGATGCTTTTTATTTAACAACTGAAACAAAGAATTACTTAAACACATCACCACTTGAAATTAAAACTTGGCAGAAAAATGACCTTGCCAATGGAAATATTCAAAATACAAACTACTTCAAGAATCCAGTAATAAATGTAACAAACACGATTATATCCACAGTAAATACATTTAATGTTGTGTTTGCGAATGTTGTATCATTTGATAGCGCACCCACATTAAATTTAGTTTTTGCATATCAGACTATTGGAACTTTAGAATTGGAGTTGGCAAAATATAAGACACATACAAGTAATGTTGCTGGTGTAAATGATAGCACACAAACAGTTACTGGCGATGGTGCTTCAATCATTGACTATCCAGATTATAAAAAATCTGTGGGTTTGGGGCAACAACTATTACAATTGGTGAATGTAACTGATGGCGTCCAGAATGCTTCTCCGTTATTAGGCAGTATGACAAGTCTTTTCATTGGTGATGAACTTGCATCAAACTTGACTATAATTACATCCGACTTGCAAGCATTAAATGCGACTATACGACAAGTTGTCGTTGTTGGAGGTGGAGATCCTCCATCAAACACTTTTTATTATTCTAATATAACTGCCGCTAATGCTAATACCATAATGTCTCATTTTGCAACAGCCAATACCATGCTTAGAGTGCGGAGAGAACATGATTGGGATTTCTATAGGAATGGCGTTAGTATTGTAAATGACTATTTCAAAGTGGATTCTTTAGGAAGACTAGGAAATACTCAAAGTTACCTTGTGAATAATTTAATCGGCACGGATCGCTATATCTCAAATACCTTAGCCAATACGTAATAAATAGAACATGGCCACAGTAGTAAGCGCAACAACTAGAAAATACAAAGACTTGGACTTGTCTTTCACAGCCCATCCTATAAAGAAGGATGTGAATAAGCACGTTGACGAGATGGCGGTAATCAATTCGGTTAAGAATTTGATTTCAACTTCTCGGTACGAAAGACCTTTTCAGCCTCAGTTGGGCTCCGGTGTACGCAACTTGTTATTTGAAAACATGGATTCCATTACATCTTCCGCTTTGAAGCGTGAGATTGTTCAAACATTGGAAAATTATGAGCCAAGAGTTATCGTAAAAAGCGTTGCTGTTTCGCCAAATTATGAAAACAATTCTTACAGTATCGGTATGACATTTTTGATAGTCAATAGAACAGACCCAATAACAATAAACTTCTTCTTACAACGAGACAGATAAGATGGCGGACCGTTTAAATGTAACCGAATTAGATTTTGATTCTATCAAAACTAATCTTAGAAATTTCCTAAGACAACAAACCGAATTTCAAGATTATGATTTTGAAGGTTCTGGCTTAAGTGTTCTATTGGACATTCTAGCATACAATACTCACTACAATGCATATTACTTAGATATGACTGCCAACGAAGCATTCTTAGATAGTGCTTCTCTTAGAAACTCAGTTGTTTCACATGCAAAACGAGTTGGATATACACCACGTTCAGCTAGAGCGCCAAGAGCAATTGTTAATGTAACAATTCAAACTACAAATTCTACTCCAGGTTCATTAACTCTGCCTAGAGGTTATGCATTTTCGTCTTCACAATTAGATGGTGTATCATACAAGTTTGTTACCGTAGAATCTACAACAGTTTCCAAAACAGCAAACAATTTTGTTTTCACAAACGTGCCAATCTATCAGGGACAACTAGTTTCATACTCTTACAACAATAGTTTATTCTCTAATCCAAAACAACTATTTACAATACCAGATGCGAACATTGATACGACAACATTAAAAGTTTCAGTAAAGCAATCATCTTCAAATACCGAAACAGTTGTTTATGATTTGTCTACGAATGCACTTACTGTAAATTCAACATCCGAAGTTTATTACCTACAAGAAGGTAAAAACGGACAATACGAAGTTTACTTTGGTGATGACACTTTAGGTAAAAAGATACCGGATGGTGGTGTAATCACTCTAGAATATTTAATTACCAGTGCAGATGCATCAAACAAAGCAAATAGTTTTGTTTCTTCCACAACAGTTGGTGGATTTAGTTTAATTTCCGTAAATTCAATTTCTGCGGCTGCTGGTGGTGTCACCAGAGAATCAGTAGATTCAATTAAATTTGCCGCACCTCTTGCTCTACTATCACAGAATCGTGCTGTGACTAAGAATGATTACATCAAGTTAATTCAACAAAACTATCCAGCTTTTGAAGCAGTCAACGTATGGGGTGGAGAAGAAAATGATCCACCAGTTTATGGTAAAGTTTTTGTGTCAGCAAAACCAAAATTAGGTTTTGAAGTATCGGATACTGAAAAAGATTTTGTAAAAAATACCATATTGAAGCCAATCAGTATGTTGACAATTACACCAGAAATTGTTGATATTGACTACAATTATCTAAAAGTTGAAGCAAACGTTTTTTATAATAAATCAAAATTGTCATTAAACGATTCTGAATTGAAAAGTGCAATAACAACTTTAATTAAAAATTATACTTCTACGAATTTGAACCAATTCAATACTTATTTTAGATTTTCGGGCCTTGAAACTGCGATTGATAATTTTGATAGGTCAATTATATCTAATGAAATAAGTTTGTTTGTTGCTAAAAAATTCAGACCAGATTTGATTAATACGGATAGTTATATTTTGGATTTTGGTTTTGAATTGAGTAGAGGAACAACAAACGACAATTTTTATTCAACTCCCGATTTTACCATGACAGATGAGATTGGTGTTTCTCGCCAGTGTTTCTTTGAAGAAGTTCCATCATCTTTTTCTGGATTAGAATCTGTGACTGTGAGTAATCCAGGCTTCAACTACACATCAACTCCAAAGGTCACAATTGTTGGAGACGGAGAAGGCGCAATAGCAGTCGCTGAAATAGTGAATGGAAAAATAAACAAAATTACAGTTACGAATCCGGGTATTGGATACACTACAGCCGCCGTTCAAATCACTGGCGGTGGTGGATCTTTAGGTGCTGGATTGGCTGTGCTTGAAGGTCGTTATGGACAAATCAGAATTTCATACTTTAAACCTGATGAAATTAGCAGCCAAAGTACTAAAGTAATTTTAAACAAAACAAAAAACAATGGTGTAACTGGTATTATTGATTACACATTAGGTAAAATAACGTTACCAGATTTCGTAAGAAGTGACTATCCAAAATTTGTCACATTCTTAGAGAAATACTATGAATGGCTGGAAACTACAGATAGCGTTTCCTATGAAATTGATGCATTACGCAATGCAAATGATATTGATAGTTCCGATGACTATTACATTGAACAATTAAAAAAAGATTTAGCTCCTTATTTTCCTCAAGATATTGTAACCGACAAAAGACTATTTTTAAAACTAGTCACTCAATTTTATAGATCCAGCGGAACACAAGAGTCAGTTAAGTTTCTTTTTAGAGCATTGTATAATGAAAATATTGATATCTACTATCCAAAAGAAGATATTCTAAAAGCATCGGATGGTAAGTGGGTATTGCCTTTAGCACTTAGAATTGATACTGATGATAACAATATTTTTAACATCGCAAAAACTTTAATTACCGGCGAAACATCAAAAGCTACAGCACTTGTTGAAAAAGTAATTCAATCTGTTGACCGTCAACTTGGTATTACATATACGGAAATTTATGTTTCAAATGTTAAAAGATTGTTCGCCACTGGCGAGAGAATAACATCAACATATGTTGATGTAGATACTGGTCTAAATGTTACTGTTAGTGGGCGCTTGATTGGCGCACTATCAGAGATAAAAATTAATCCACTAAATAGAGGTCTTTTTTATAATGCATACGATCCGGACGTAATTCCTTCATATATTGGAGATCCAGTTAGTATTGTTGGTGGTTTAAATCCTGTTGCAAATACTCCAGTTGGTGCGGTTGCACATGTTGGAGTGGTAACAAAAGGTGGTATCACAGATATCATTGTTGAAAAAAGTGGATTTGGATTTAGAGATCCCGTAATAAATCTCAATTCATCAATCATTGACTTCAAAGGTGGTTTTGCTAACACAGCTTTTGGCACAGAAGCAAAAGCCTCAATTAATCTTTTAGACACATCAGTTTCAAGATTAATAAATGTTTCAAATATGTCCGTCCAAACATTACACGGACTAAGACCGAATATTGCAAATATTGAAAATGTGACAATATCAAATGCAACAACATTTGATGCATTCACCGTTTTTCCAATTTCTTTCGTTGTAATTGACGGTTCGGGTGGTGGTTATCGTCAAAAGCCAACCGTTGAAACTTACAGTTTTTACAATGAAGACTATGATGATATTTTAGTATGCACCGCACGAAATATTGTAAAAGGAACATATCTCATAAGCGATACTACGCAAAACTTAACAGTTTCTTTTGAAGCTGGCGACTATGTTAGATTGTTTATCAATAACAAATTTGAAGCAATTCGTGAAGTTTCTTCAGTTGATACGAATAATTTGTATTTCGCTGAAGAATTTCCTAATGACTTAACAAATGTGTCCGTTTATAAAATTCTTAGAAATGATTTATCTAAACTTGGATCACTTGGAAGAATAACAGTTAACAGTGGCGGGACTGGATATTCTAACGGCGATATTTTAATTTTTACCGGCGGTTCTGGTTATGGTGCAAATGCATTCGTAAGCGTTTCCGGAGGAATAATTACTTCCGTTACAATGAATAACCATTCATCAAACGCATTTGTTATTGGCGGTGAAGGATATAGGAGAGATTCATTACCATCAATTAATGTTCAATCAGTTTCTGGTACGAATGCTAATCTGACGATTGCTGAAATAACAGGTGATGGTGAACAGTACGGACTAACCACATCAAGAATTGGCGCAATAACATCATTAAGAATTAGCAGTTTTGGATATGATTATGTTGAAGCTCCACTAATATCGTTGAGAAATGCAGACATAGTATTGAATGGTGTTACGGAAGGACAATTGTTCGTTTCAAATACCTCAATTTATCAAGGCACATCAAACATTAGTTCTTCATTTAGCGCAACAGTAGATTCTTATAATTTTGAAACTTCAACGCTTAGAATATTTAATTATCGTGGTGTTTTTGATGAAACTAAAATTATCAAGTCGGATGATGACACAGTTACCGGAAATGTAACATCATTCTTATTCTATGGCGACGGTAATGCTAAAGCTACAGCAAATTTTGAAAATGGTTTGATTCGTTATCCTGGTATTTACTTAAATACTGATGGACAAATTAGCGCGGATAAGAAATTGCAAGATGGTGAAAAGTATCATAACTTTTCTTATGTTATTAAATCACAAACTGACTATTCTAAGTTTAAGAAACCATTAAATGACATTGTTCATCCAGTTGGAACAAAAACTTTTATTACTAAAATTGATGATAATTCGGAAATATTGAATCAAATTAATACATCGGCCTTCATAACAATTACTTCTCTTGCGGATACATACAATATTGCCAATGGTTTAAATAAAATTATTACCACAAACGCAAGTGCGAATCTTCAATCTACAGTTAATGTTGGCGATTTAATCCTTCTATCAAATGTCCACAAAAGATTGCAGAATACAGTTAATGTTGTTTCTGGATCAAACATCCTCTTTGGTTCAGCCAATAGTGTCAACTTCATAAATGACTTACAAGATGGAGATACAATTTATCTTTCCACTGGAAATACAGTAACGATTAAAGAAGTCACCAATTCCTCTTTTGCTATACTAGACACTATAATTAATGTAACATCAACTTCAGCGACTGTTAATTTGGTTTATACGGCTACAATTAGGGCAAATTCTAGAAATGCAAATACCATATTTGCTGATAGCATATTTACATCAAACGGCAGCAATTTGAGCGCAACCATTCAAAAAGTTAGATAAATAGAAACATGTCAGCACTCTTAACTAAAAATTTCAAAATTTTGATGGCAGAACAAGTCTACAACCAGTTGGACTTGGGAGCAAATGCATACTTGCCCGCCGCTAAAAAATCTTATATGTATGCCTTTTTTGGCAGACATTTACCATGGAATTCAGGAACCGAAGTAGCAGGATCGCCATCTGAATCGGAATCTGATATAAACAATTTCTACAAATATGGTGTTCTTGCGAAACAAATATCTCTGGAAAATGCTTCTCTTGTTATTCCTAGAAATAATTGGACAGCAAATACAGTATATAATACATATCAATCAACTACAAACTTTTATATAATAAATTCAAAGGATCAAGTTTTTAAGTGTCTCTCAAATGTTGCGCCTGGTACTGCATCTACGGTATCACCAGAATTAACACTATCAACAACTTCACTAGAAGAACCGTACGTTGAGACTTCCGATTTTTACAAATGGAAGTACATGTACACATTAACATCTACACAAAAACAAAAATTTCTAACCGATGATTGGATGCCAGTATCTGTAAATAAGTTTGTACGAGCCGCCGCCGAACCAGGCTCAATTGATATTGTGACTGTAACAAATTCTGGTAATAATTATACTCTCGGTACTGTACAAAACATTATTACAATTGAAGGTGATGGAACAGGTGCTGTATTAAAAGCAAATGTTTCTGGTGGTAAAGTACAAAATATAGTTATTCAAAATCGCGGAAATTATTACACTTATGCAAATCTAACTTTTACTGATGTTAGTGGTGGCACAGGAACATCGGCGACGGCTGAAGTTTCAATTGCGCCACATAATGGGCATGGATATGAGCCGACTTATGAGTTGGGTGGTTCCACAATTATGTTTAATGTGGAATTTGACCAAGATGAGGGTGGAGTATTACCCGTTGATAATGATTTTCGTGAAGTTGTGCTTTTAAGAAATCCATACAAATATGGCACAACAGCATTAGCTACCGCACAAACATATTCTCTATACACTCTTGTTAAAGTTTCGCCCGGCGTTGGCGACTTTAACAACGATGAAGTTGTTTATCAAGGAACAACATACGCAAGTGCAACATTTACTGCTGATGTAATTTCATTTAGCGAAACGCCAAACTTATTGTATCTAAACAATGTTCGTGGAACATTGCAAACAAATCAAGCCATTAGAGGCCTACAAACCGGCGCTATTCGTATTGTAAATTCCATAACAAATCCCACTCTTGATTTGTACTCTGGAAAGATATTATACATATCAGATAAGTTACCAATTACAAGAGACCCAGCCCAAACCGAACGAATTCGTTTCATTTTGAGTTTCTAAACGAGGAATAAATGACTGCTACCTTTAACTACGATCCATATTATGATGATTTTGATGAAGATAAAAACTTCATGCGTGTTTTGTTTCGTCCTGGATACTCGGTGCAAGCCCGTGAGTTGACTCAATTACAAACCATATTATCAAATCAAATTGAAAAATTTGGCAATCACATCTTTAAGAGTGGTAGTCCAATTGTTGGTGGTAAAGTTTCTTTAGATACTAAAGCAAATTATGTAGTCTTGTCTGCTCAATACAATAACTTGGACGTTGATGCTACGCAATTCCTAAACAAGACTGTCGTTTCATATAACTCATCAAAAATAATTAGAGCAAAAGTTATTGCAATTGACACATCAACTGCAAATCCTATTCTTATTTTAAAATATTTAAGTGGCGAAAGATTTTCCGAATCGGACGAAATTCGTGTTTACGGTCAAGAAATTTATGCTCAATTAAGATCCACATTGGCTGTTGGTGGTTCTTACATTGCCAAATTACAAGAAGGTATATATTATTTTAAAGGACAATTTGTAAAAGTAGTTCCACAATATCTTATTCTTGAAATTTTTTATCGTGTAGGATATAACACATCAACAATTAATTTAAACCCATCATACAAAATCGGTATTGAATTTACCGAAACCATTGTTGATGAAGTTGATGATACATCATTGTTGGATCCAGCACAGGGCGCATTTAACTATCAAGCACCAGGAGCTGAACGTTTTGCAATTCAAACTTCTCTAGCAAAGAGAACATTAGATTCTGCTGATATTTCAACATTCTTTGAAATTGTTCGTCTTGTTAATGGCGTAAAAACAAAAGAAATTGACTATCCAATCTATAGTGAAATTGAAAAAACTTTAGCTCGCCGCACCCATGATGAATCTGGAAACTATACTGTAGATCCATTTGTTATTTCTCTTGAAGAAGGGGATACAGCTAATGGTAAATTTAGTGTAATTTTAGATCCAGGTAAAGCGTATGTGAGTGGTTATGAGTTTGAAACGATTGCTCCAACAATTATTTCGGTTGATAGAGCAAGAGATGTTTCAAATGTTTCAAGTTTTGATTTACCAACAAATTATGAAAGTAGTTTGGTTCTAGCGAATGTTCGCGGCACACTTGATATTACTTCATTCCCATCTTTGGATATCCATTCGGTTCCATTTACAAACATAAGTTTATCAACAACTGCGACATATAATTCTACCAAAATTGGTACAATTTATGCAAACATGATTCGCTATAATGATGCATACAATTCGGACATTGGTAATACTCACACATTTACTGTAAATACATTTGGTGCTAATACTGTTCCAATTACAGGAACACTATCTGGACCCGATTCTTCTTCAACTTCTATTGTAATTCCTACAGCATTCAACAATGCTTTGCCATCAAATGCATATGCAAATATGTATTTCCAGATTACAAATGGTGCCGGTTCTTCATTATCGCCAATTCTGATTACAACCTCAAATGCTACACACATTACTTTGTCCACAGCATTGACTTTTAAACCGGACTCAAATACGTTTACAATTCAATCTGACATTAAAAATGCAGAATCATTAGCTATAAGTGATGGAACATACATTCAATTTGCGGGCAACGTTGATACAGACTCAAAAGATTCAACTACAGGATTTGTTTCTATTAGTGAACCCGTGAGAACAAGTCTTGTTTTTGAAACTCCATATGAGGCGATTAAAGCTAATACAATTAGCAATATGGATTTTCAAGTAAGAAAGAAATATACGGGTACAACATCTGGTGGTAAATTTACTGTAACCGCTTCAGGCTCAGACACTTTTTCATTCTCAACTGGATCAGGAACAATTTCGGATTCATTGATTCTGAATAACATGATTTGTTTTGTTCGTTCAGATAGTGCGAGTAATGTTCAATATGGTATTGTTCCTAATACAGCAATTAGCTTATCAAATAATAACTTCACAATTACCTCAGTTTCAACATCATCATTTGAAGTTGATTTGAAAGCTGCCGAAGCGATTAAAGTTGATTTGCTTGTAACTACAAAAATCAATAACGCAGAAGATGGTTCAACTGGTGTCACAAAGCGTAAACAATTAGTACCAATTACAGGCGGAACAGATTTACATTCATTGATTCCTTATGAAATGAATACTGCTGGAACTGAAGGAACAACTGTTCTATATTCAGCAAATACATCCGGCGAAGTAACATATTTTTCAGGTGGTGCGGTATTCAAAAGTATCGGCGCAACCAACTTTGATAGCGGCGCTGTGTTAACAGATTTAAGAACACCAGGAAAAGTAGTTAGCTTGCAAGTTCCTGATGTGTATGAAATCATTGGCATCTATGATTCTAGAAACACAGGATCAAATGTTACCTCTGCTATGTTGACAAGTTCATCTAATGATATTACATCATACTATGAGTTTGATAATGGTCAACGTAAAACTCATTATGACCACGCAACAATTAAATTGAAACGTGGATATTCTGCGCCTGTAGGAAAAGTATTTGTACAATATAGGTACTTCAAAAACTTGTCCGTATTTGCAGGATTATTTGATGTTGATTCGTACTCAAAAGGTTCAAATATTTCTTATTCAGATATTTCCAAGTTTGATAATATAGAAGATAAAAAACTTATTTCTTTAAGAGGCGCATTTGACTTTAGACCATCCAAAGCTGTGGGTGGAACATCGTTGTCTGGAGCATTGAATCCTGAGCCATTGGAAAATATCACAATGGATTATGATTATTTCTTGCCGAGAATTGACCAAGTTGTAGTTAAATCTTCTAGAGAAATTGGAGTACTAAAGGGACAATCAGCCGTTGTTCCAGTTCCTCCTCCAGTTGATAAAAAAGATATGTTGATTTATACTTTGTATATTCCAGCATATACCGAAAGTGTTAAGGATATCCGCGCAGACTTTAAGAATCACCGCAGATATACGATGAGTGACATTCAAGCATTTGAGGATAGAATTCGTGGACTAGAGTACTATGTTGCATTGACAACATTGGAAAAGGATGCAGCCTCAACAAAAATTCTGGATAACAATGGTCTAGAGCGTTCAAAATATGGTATTCTTGTTGATAACTTTACATCAAAAGATTCACAAGCCACATTCTCGGACGTGGATTATGATAATAGAAACTTGATTGATGCGGGAAGATTATATCCAGCTTCTCTAATGAGAACTGTTGCATTGGAAGCTAATACATCATTAAGCACTGGCGCAACAAAAATTGTCGGTGCTGGTACTAAAAAAGCGTTAATGCTTTCTTATAGCACGACTGAATTTGCAAAACAACCTTATGCAACAAAATCATTAGCTATTGCTGATGCAACTTTTGCTAACTTCAAAGGCAAAACAAAATTGTTCCCAGAATTTACTGGAGATGTTGATACTGGTTCTACAGCAAGAGTTACTTTAAACTCAACACAGGGTATTGATAATGCTTTCAACTTTATCAATGATGCATTTAAGTATGTCGCAGACAACAATAAACAATGGGCTGATGATAGAAATAGTCCTTTTGCACAAATCGCCGATAGTAAGTGGTATAAAACACTCAAAGAAACTGATTATACAAAACAAACCACGGTTGGTTTGGGAGGAAGAACTTTTGGTGTTTATGCGGCCGTTAATGATAACACTTATTTGACCAAGGGCGCAGAACTAAATCAAAAACAAATTACAACTTCAACATCACAAGTGGATGTAGGAACTTTTGTTACAGACTTAGCTATTCAACCATACATGAAGTCAAAGCAAATTCTTTTTGCTTCTGATGGAATGAGACCTTCAACAGTAATGTATTCTTTCTTTGATAATACCGATGTTAACAAATACATTGTAGTGCCAAACAAAGTTACATTGAATGCTAATACAACTTTGATTTCGGGTGAATCAATTCTCACAGCAAATACTATTGCAGACTTGACCGCAAACTTAGTAAGTCTGTTATCTGGTGGAAATTCTTTTGATGCTGGATTTGTTGTTGTGAGTGAGCCCGGTTCAGCCAATGTCTCTATTATTAATGAAACTGGTAAGCCACTTTCTAGTAAATATGTTTATGGTTTGGATAGCGGTAAATACTATACAGTAAGTTCCGTGACTGACCATCGTTCCGGTGTAACAAGAGGTGTTACAGCTACAACTATCACTCTTGCTTCTGATGCGCCAGCTTACAGCATAGTTGGAAATACGATTACTATTATTCGTTCAACTTCATCATTTGAAGGAGTTGGAGCACAATTCACCGTAACAGCATACGATACCAGCACAAAGGTTGCTACAGTAAGTGGAGCAACTGCTTATGTTGGTGGAACATATGTTTATAGTTTTGGCACAAATATGTCTAACAAACTTGGACAAGCTGGTGGTGCATTCTATATGCCAAAAGCAACATTCCGTTCAGGTGAAAGAAACTTCCGTGTTACTGAATCTTTTAATAATACATATGATGCAGATTCAATTTCATTCTCCGACAAAACATACAATGCAACTGGTTTAACTGTAAACAAAACAACTCTTGTTGATACGGTATTAAATGTTGATGTTGATAGAAGAATTGTTGGCATACAAACTTCCGATAGACTAGTTGGTTCAGTAGCCGCTGGACAAGAATTATTATCAACATTTGTTGTAGGAGGAACCGATCCTCTTGCTCAAACATTCTTTGTTGACCCAACTGTGTATCCACAAGGTTTGTTTTTAAGTAGTGTTGATTTATTCTTTAAAGCAAAAGATGATGGCAATTTGCCAGTGACACTACAAGTTCGCCCAACTGTAAATGGATTTCCATCTTCAGATTACTGGTATCCAGAATCCGTGGTAACAAAATATCCATCACAAATTAATATATCGGAAACGCCAAGTGTTACTGATTCAAGCACATCTACGAATTTTGAATTTAGTTTCCCAGTATATTTAAAACCTGGTCAATATGCGTTAATTGTTTTAGCTGATACTCAAGATTATATTGTTTGGGAAGCTGAAAAGGGTGGAACAACTACCAATAATGAGTATGTGGATAAACAACCATACATGGGCACTTTGTATAAATCACAGAATACCGCAGAATGGACTCCGTTTATTAATGAAGACTTGATGTTTAGATTAAATCGTTGTGTTTTCACACCGAATAGTACTGCGACATATTACTTGAGAAATCAAGCATTGCCAACTAGCACAAACTATGACAAATTAAGATTGCTTACAAAACCAATTATACCAGATGCAAAAGTTACATCTTTGACGCATAGCATCACAACGACTACGATTTCAGGAACAAAAGAATCATCATTCAGAACATTGTCTTCGGGACAAACATACAACTTCTCTAATGATGATTTGTATCAAGTTGGATATCGTAGAAAGAAAATGTTCAATGCGAATGATTTTACATTGAAATTGGAAATGACTACAACAAGCGATGCAGTTTCTCCAATATTCTCAATGGAAGCCGCTTCTGTAAATATATGGGAAAACTACGTTGATAATGCAGAAATCAATTCTGAAGATTTTACAATTATAAATCCTGGTAGAGGATATAGTAATGCAAACGTAATTACAATCACAAGTTCATCCGGCACAGGAGCAAATGCTAACGTGACTGTTGACGCAAATGGTAATGTTATTGCAGTTTATGTAACATCGCCAGGTTCTGGTTATTTGGATGACTTTGAAATTTCTTACTATACACATCCAACAACTCCAGCAACAATTGTATTGAATAGCGAATATGATTCTTCTGGTGGTCCATGTCAAGCACGGTACATTACCAAGCCGGTTAAATTGGCTGATGGGTATGATGCTGGTGATTTACGTGTATTCCTTGGCGCAAACAAACCTGGATCTTCGGAAGTTTCGGTATTCTATAAAGTGTTATCAGATAGTGATGCAACTCCATTTAAAGATAGACCATATCAAAAAATGGTGTGTATTAATCCTACTGTAACATCATCGCCTGATAACGAAACATTCCGCGAATATGAGTTTCGCCCATCAGCCACAACAAATGCAATTACATATGCCGGAATAAATGGTGTAACATATGATTCGTTTAAGACTTTTGCTATCAAAGTCGTATTGACATCCAGTGATCCAGCAATTGTACCAAGTGTTAAGGATTTGCGTATCATCGCAACTCCAGCAGAGTAATCATGCTTGTGAAAGTTGAAGGTACCAATTTTATTAAAGATACTGGCACAAACGCCCTGTTGATGACGGGGCGGAATGCATTGATTGAAAATGAAGCAAGGAAAAAACTTGCTGATAGGATGAATGGCAAAAATAACGAGATAAATAACTTGAAGAATCAAGTGGAAGAATTGTCTTCGGATATGAAGGAAATTAAGTCCCTACTAAACGCATTGTTGAAACAGAGTAAAGAATAATGTCAATTAATAACATTACACGAACAAATACGATTGATGAATGGCGCATTCAGACGAATCAATCTGCCGGCGAACTTAATAAAATAGAAACCGGAAATTATGATAAGTATGCTGGTTCTCTTAATATTGCATGTACCGCAGTTTTATCCATTACCGCTCAAGGAACTCCGCTTCAAGTTTCAAATAATGCTCTAATTGGCACTCAACTTACGGTCGGTAAAGATATTGTTTTAGGATCAGAAGTAGCTCAATCGGGCAATCTTTCTGTTGGAAATACAGTTTATATCTACGGTAGCGCAACGGCACTTTATGTTGCAAATAATATAATTTCTAACGGCAGTGTTGTTATTAAAAACACTATTGTAGCAAATAATGTAACAGTAAATTCAAACGTAGTTGTTATTGGTACAGCAAACGCAGGATATTTAGGTGTAGCAAATAGTGGTTATGTTGGCACAACTTTAACTGTTATTGGAAATACAGCAGTTGGTAATTTAACAACAGCAAATTCTGTTGTTGCTGACAATGGTCGTTTTAGTAATAATGTAACCGTAGAACACATTATAGCGGCTAATTCCGTTGTATCCTACGGCGCTAGAATAACCAATAACACAACTACAGGCAATTTAAATTCAACATCCGTTGTAGCTGATAATGCAAGAATAACAGCAAACGCAAATGTTGCCCACTTAGTCGCTTCTGGTTCAGTTGTGGCAGACAGTTTAAGAATAACAAGCGCAACTACTTCCGCTAACATCAGCGGTAATGTTATTGCAGGAAATGTAAATACTCAAGGTATGGTGTATGCTGGGTCTTTAGTATCCGGTAAGACTGATGTTGGTACATTAACAGCATCATCTTTTGAAATAACCGGCAGCGGCGATGCAACAATTGGTGGTTCTTTAACAGTAGATGGAAACTTCATACTAAATGGTAGTATTGTTTATGATGCGGATATTTTAACTATAAGCACGGCAGCGCCAGTAACAACTACTGGCGCTGGATATTTTGGCGTCTGGAGAGGAAATACAATTGGTGGTGTTTCTGGTCATAATGGTCTTTCAAATTCAGACGCAAATGCATATATTCGTTGGAGTGCCTCTGCTAATAACTGGCAAATCCGAGACATATTCAACTCGGATGCTACCACAACGTATTCTAAAATACTTACTGCAAATCTAATTACCATAAGCACTTCAACGGTAAGTAATAATGATTTTGCATCTTCATGGTTAATGAAGAACTATGTTGATAACGCAAATACTAATTTAAAAAATTATGTTGATGTTGCTAATACCAACATGGGAAATTATGTTGATGTTGCTAATACAAGTGTCGTTAGATATGTCAATACACAAGTTACAGCAAATGTTTTGAATTCTGGTGCCGCGGTTGTTGTCGCACAAAACTTTGCTACTGCTGTTGATGATTCTGATCCAGGTAATGGTAATATTAAATTTAATAATGCAACGATTGCATCAGCAACTTTTGCATACATGGATAATTTGGACACATATGCACAAACAATTACAGGAATATTGTCCACATATGGCGATTCAACCAATACTGTAAAAGGTCACCTAAGATTTTCCGTGTTTGGTGCATCAACTACAAAATTTGCAGTTTTTGCTATTGCATCATCAACAGCAGCCTCTGGTTACTATAAAGTTGGTTTGACTTATGTTTCTGGCGCAGGAACATTTAGTAGTGGCGACCTCGTTATGGTTCAATATTCTAGAGCAGGCAATTTGGGCGCTCAAGGACCAACAGGACCAACAGGACCACAGGGACCACAAGGCGCTCAAGGAGCCCAAGGACCAACGGGACCTCAAGGACCCACTGGCGCACAAGGCGCACAAGGACCAACAGGACCTCAAGGACCTACTGGCGCACAAGGCGCACAAGGCGCACAAGGACCAACAGGACCAGCAGGATCAAATGGCGGTCCAGGACCAACAGGACCTCAAGGCGCACAGGGTCCCGCTGGACCAACAGGACCAACGGGACCAACAGGACCAACCGGGGCACAAGGCGCTCAGGGAGCCCAAGGTGCTCAAGGGGCAACAGGACCATCAGGAACAATTACCAACACAGCTTATCAAATGACTTCTCTTGGTGTTGGCACTCCAGCCGCGGCAGGAACAGGAGACATTCGTGCAACTGGCTCCATAACTGCTGGTTACTCTGATGATAGATTAAAAACGAGATTGGGTAATATTGAAAATGCTCTTATTAAAATTGCAGCCATTTCGGGATTCTATTATGAGCCCAATGAAATAGCGCAAGATTTAGGATATGAATTAAAAAGAGAAGTTGGTGTATCCGCTCAAGAAATTCAAGCAGTTCTTCCTGAAGTTGTTGTTTCTGCTCCAATAGATGACCAATATTTAACTGTACATTATGATAAACTTGTTCCTTTATTGATTGAATCTATTAAAGAATTGATTAAATCATTCAAAGATTTGAAAGATGAAGTTGACGAATTAAAGAAGAAATAAGATGGCCGCATTTTCAGAAATCGTTATAGAACAAGGCGCAACATTCAACACTACAATTAATGTTGAAGATACAGCTGGAGCCGCAATTAATCTTTATGGTTATACTGCAAACTCCATGATGCGTAAATCATACTATTCAACAAGTGCAACAACAATTACATCCACAGTAACTGGCACAGCAAATGGTGAAGTAACTCTTAATGTGTCGGCGGCTAATACTGCGGCATTAACACCAGGCCGATATGTTTATGATGTAATTATTACATCTCCAACATCTGTAGTAACAAGAGTTGTTGAAGGAATTGTGACGGTTCTACCTTCAGTTACGAGGTAATTATGGTTACAGCTAGAATCAATACTCCAGGAGTGATTGGTAAAGTTGCTGTTCGTCCAAATCAAAGAACAACAATTGCAGATCCAAAGTTTACACCTAAACCTAATGTTGGTTTAGTTGAATTGTTTGATACTGCTATTGACCAAGCGGAGGAAGGCGACATTATTACATATGTCTCCAGCACAGGAAAATTTGAAAATCAGCAACTTGGAAATGTAAGTGTGCAAGTTCCTAGAATAAATGGTGGGTTTTTTTGACTTACCAAATTCATAAATAGAATAATAAGAAGATTCCACAATTAAGGAACGATAATGGCAAATACAGTAATTCAACTAAAATATTCCAGCATAACCAACAAACCGCCTACACTCAATGTAGCGGAACCAGCATATTCCAACGTATCAAGCACTCTTTGGATTGATGATGGAACCGGCGTTGTAGCCATTGGTGGTAAAGCATATACCGATAAAATTGATGCCGCAGCCTCAGCCGCGACAGCAAACGTTCTTGTTAAGCGAGATACCACAGGTAATGCATCATTCAATTACATTACAGCTAATGTTGTAGGTAGCATTTATGGCAATGCTACAAGCGCAGATAAGTGGTTTACCGCTAGAGATATTGGTGTTTCTGGTGATGCAACAGGTATCGTTTCAGTTAATGGCACAGTAAACGCTAATATTCCATTAGTTCTTTCCAACTCTGGTGTGGCTGCTGGAAATTATGGTGGTGCAACAAATGCCGCAGTAATTTCTGTAGACACAAAAGGTCGTGTAACATACGCGGCTAACGTTCCGATTTCTTCTACACTAAACTTCTCGGGCGATGTTGGTGCGGCTCCAGGAACATTATCTCTAATCTCCGATACACTAACAATCAAGGGCAGTCTAAACGGCGGTATCAGTACCAATGCTGTTGATGCAAACAATACAGTACTTGTTAATGTTGATAATACTGTTCTTAGAAATTCTGGAAATCAATTTATCTCCGGCGACTTGTCATTAACAGGAAGTTTGTTTGTTGCTGGTAATACCACAACAGTGGATACTACAACAATATCAACAGCAGACTCTTTAATTAGACTAGGCGCAAATAACACAGTAAGCGATGTTCTAGATATTGGTTTCTATGGCAAAGCAAATACAGGCACAGAAGTAACTCATCACGGTCTTGTTCGTAGAGCAGGAACTGGTAATGACTTCTTCTTGTTCAAAAATTTAAATACTGATCCAACATCAAACGTTCTTGCTACAGGTTCAGTAACGGCTGCTAATACTGCTACCTTGAGAGCCAACTTAACTGGCGGTATGATTTCCGCTCTTGCTAATACTATTGGTGTTGTTGACGGTGGTACTGGCGCAGGCACATTTGCGACTGGTAGTATTCTAGTTGGTGATGGAACAAACTCATTAAAAGTACTTGCTAATACAGGCACTGCAGGAGCATATGGTTCAGCATCTAATACATTAATTGTTACCACGGATGCATATGGTCGTGTGTCAGCTATTACAAATAGTGCAATTCAAATTGATGCATCTAATATTGTATCTGGCAAAGTATCAATTGCAAGAGGCGGTACAAACAACGATTCTTACACAACTGGTGCGGCAGTATTCTATGATGGTACTGCAATCAAGACATTAGCAAATACGGGCACAGCAGGAACTTATGGTTCAGCATCTTATGTTCCTGTTGTTACAACTGATGCATTAGGCCGTGTTTCTGGTGTAAGCAATACTGCAATCAATATTGATACAAGCGCAGTTGTTTCTGGTACATTAGGTATTGCAAGAGGTGGTTCAGGAGCATCTTCATTCTCAATTAAGGGTGTTATTGTTTCTGATACATCATCAACAACTGGTGCATTGTCTGCTTTGACTTCACCGACCGAAGGTCACTTATTACAAATTAACTCATCTGGAGCACCAACTTTTGCACACCTAAATGGTGGAACATTCTAAATTATAATGAAAGGATTTTATTATGGATGTGAGATTACAAAATGCTTATGTAGAAGTTTTGCTTGGCAATTTTATGGAAGTTGTCAAGCAGAATTTAATGTTTCAAGCACAAATTGAAGTAAATAAGAATAGTTTACAAGAAGCAGAAGATTCTGTGAGAAGGTTAAAAGAAGTTTCTGAAGCGAATATAACATATCAATCTCAACTTGTTGAAAAAGATAAAGTTATAAATCAACTAACGACCGAACGAGATAATCTAAAAAGTTCTTCCGGAAATAATGATTCTTTGAAACAAGAAAAAGATAGATTGCAAAATGCAGTCAATGACTACATGAGGCAATTAAAATCTGCACAACAAGATGTGTTGACCGCTAAGAGTGAATCCCAAAATGTTTTAATGCAAAACAATAATCGGATTGAAGAACTCACTAAATATGTTGCAAGATTGGAAACTGTAGTTCCTGCAAACAAACTTAAAAAAGTTAAACTTGGTGAAGTTGTTCAACCTGATACTCCAGAGATTGCTGTTGAAGAACCAGTTCTTCCAATTGATGATGATATTGTAAAATCTGGCGGAACATTCTAAGATTCGGTAAATGGCAAACACACTAATTCAGTTAAAAAATTCAGGCGCATCAGGTAATACACCAACTACATTATCGCCGGGCGAATTGGCTATTAACTATGCCGATGGTAAACTGTATTATGGTAATCAAACAAATACCGCAATTTTATTTGATGTTATAACTGAGCCTACTGGACTAAATCAAGAAATTCAATTTAATGATTCTGGTGCATTTGGCGCATCAGCAAATCTAAAATTTGATAAAACAACAAAAACTTTAACTACCGATAATATTGTTGCCGGTGAAATCACAAGTAATGTCACCACAAGAATTAGTAATGTTTCAAACTCAGCATTTGCACAAGCAAACTTAGCATACAATGCAGCCAATTCCGCAGTAACAACTGGACAAGCAAACGTTGGTGCTGGACTAATTGTTGTTACGGGAAGAACAAATTCAGCATTTGGACAAGCCAATTTGGCTTTTGATAAAGCAAACTCAGCTAGTGGTTTAGCACAAGCCGCATATGATTATGCTAATACCGTTTCTGTTGGAGGAGGAACTTCTTCATCAGATTATTTTCCAACTGCGCCTTATGGTTTTGTTACTGAAAGTTTGGTTGCTCTCGTTTCAGATAATACATTCATACAAGGAGAACTGGCTGGACCAGTTTATGATTGTTCAGATAATCCAGTAACACCCGAAGGCTTTTACTTGGAAAAAGACCTTGGCTATTTAACGTAACATAAATAGATTGATAATTTAAGGATATTAAATGCCAACGCAATTACAGTTAAGAAGAGGAAATACAGCCCAGACAGCAACCTTTACTGGAGCAGTGGCTGAGATTACCGTTGACACAGATAAGAAAACAGTTGTTGTTCACGATGGAACAACCGCTGGTGGTTTTGCTCTTGCTTTAGAATCAGCACAGTTAGACCAATTTGCATTCACAAAAGCAAACTTAGCGTTTGATAGAGCAAACTCATCGTTTGCACAAGCTAACTTAGCCTATGATTTAGCAAATACAAAATTCAATTCTGCTGGTGGTACAATTTCTGGTAATGTAATTGTAACTGGTAATATAACTCCAACAACAGATAATGTTTACAGTTTAGGTTCAGCGGGAAATCGTTGGAAAGATTTGTATGTTGGACCAGGTTCAATTAACATTGATGGTATTGTTATTGGAAATAATGGCGGTCAGATTGTAATCTCTGGTGCATCTGATTTTGTTTTCCAATCTACAACAGGTGCACCTTCTGTATCATCATCGGCTACTGCTAACATTGCACTTAACGCATTCAATCAGGCTAACTTAGCATTCAATCAAGCAAACACTTCTTACGGTTCTTTTGCACAAGCCAACTTAGCATATGACCAAGCCAATTCTAGTTTTGGTGTTGCTGTGTCCGCATTCGCTCAAGCAAACTTAGCATTTACAGCCGCTAATAATGCAGTTGATACATGGGTTAGAAATCAAGCTAATGCCGCATATGATGCCGCAAATAGCGCAGTAACAACAGGGCAAGCAAACGTAGGTGCTGGACTTATCACAGTCACATCGGCATATCAAGCTAACGTTGGTGCTGGTAGAATTGCAGATGTTGCATCTGGTCAAGCTAATGTTGGCGCAAGTGTAATTACATTAACAAATAATATTGGTAACGCATTTAATCAGGCTAATCTTGCTTTTAATGCCGCCAACAATGCCGTAGATACTTGGGTCAGAAATCAAGCCAACTCTGCATATGATAGAGCAAACTCATCGTTTGCACAAGCTAACTTAGCATACAATACAGCCAATGCCGCACTACCAAAACTTGGCGGCACAATTACTGGCGACTTGACAGTTTCTGGTAACTTATTGATTACTGGCAATACAACAACACTTAATGTATCATCCATAAAAGTTACTGACACAATAATTCAGTTGGGTACAGATAACCAAACTGATTTATTGGATATCGGTTTCATTGGTCATTACGCAAATACACCAAATAATCATACGGGTTTGATTCGTAAGTTTACTGATGGTAAATATTATTTGTTTGATAGTTACACACCAGGTGTTGAACCAACAAATATTATTGATATTGCAAACACAAGAGTTGCAACACTAAGCGCAAATCTAGTTACGAATGTAATTACATTGCGTGGTCTTGATCCATTAAATTACTCAAATACAATTTACACTAATGCACAAGCGAATACTGGTGCAGGATTATTATCTTATCAAACAACATCACAAGCTAACGTTGGTGCAGGATTAATTACTGTAACATCAGCATATCAAGCAAACGTAGGTGTTGAAGTAGCCGCAAGACAAGCTAACGTAGGTGCTGGATTAATTAGTACAAAGGCTGCATATGAAGCAAACGTTGGTGTAGCGATTGCAACTGGTCAAGCTAACGTTGGGGCAGGATTAATTACTGTAACATCAGCATATCAAGCAAACGTTGGTGCAGGATTAATTACTAAAGTTGCAAAATCTGGCGATGTAATGACTGGTGCTTTGTCTACCAGCGGTGCATTGATTGGCGCAAGTTTAACATCAAATACAATAGCAACAATTAATACGAATGCTATTTACGAATCTACTGCTGTAACAACCGCAGCCGCTACCCAATTTACATTAGATTCATTCTCAACAACTGCATATCGTTCAGCTAAATATCTCGTTCAGATTTCTAGTGGTTCATCATATGAGTTACTAGAAATGACTTTGATCCATGATGGAACAACTGTGTATTTGTCCCAGTACGGTAACATTAAAACTGGTGCGACATTGGGCGTATTTGATGCTACAATTTCAACTGGCACTTTAAGTTTGTTAGCTACACCAAACAATGCAGTAACTACATTTAAGACAGCAATAACTCTGATACCGGTATAAAATTTATCAACAAAGGGATAGTGAACTTTGGCATCTAATCAAGACTTCATTGTAAAGAATGGTTTAACCATTGGATCATCGCAAGTGATTGCGGCTAATGGTCGTTGGGTTGGAGCCAATACAGGATTATTTGGTCCTCAAGGACCACAGGGCGCCCAAGGCGCACAGGGAACACAAGGCGCACAAGGACCAGCCGGTCCCACTGGACCTCAAGGAGCACAAGGCGCACAAGGAAGTGCTGGACCCACAGGACCGCAGGGTGCTCAAGGCGCTCAAGGTGTTACTGGAGGAACAGGACCAACGGGACCTCAAGGAGCACAAGGTCCAACTGGAGCAACAGGACCACAAGGCGCACAGGGAACACAAGGACCCACTGGACCACCAGGAGGAACTGGTGCTCAAGGTCCTACTGGCGCAACAGGACCAACTGGACCGCAAGGAGCAACAGGAACTGCCGCATCAATATCTTTAGGTCCAACAACTACTGGGCCAGCGGGTGGAACTTCTGCGGTCACTAATAGCGGAACTAGTGCGGCGGCAGTTTTTAATTTTACTATTCCTAGAGGTCCACAAGGACCCACTGGCGCAACAGGACCGACTGGACCGCAAGGAGCACAGGGTGCTCAAGGCGCACAGGGCGCCCAAGGAGCAACAGGTCTATTAGCAAGTAATTCAGTAACATATGGCGGTTATGGCGCTTCAGCGATTAAAAATTCTTACTATGGTATTTTGATGGGAACAACAACATCCCATCTAAATTATATGGCTGACGGATCTGGTAATGGTGGAATTTATCGTGAAAGTAGTGGTGTTTGGCCGATTTATTATAATGTAACAAATAATTCTGTTGGTATTGGTGGTTCAACTACACTATCGGGTTATGCGGAATATGTTAATGGTATAGGAATTGCAAGTAGTAGTTACCGAGCACCTCTTTTTTACGACTCAGACAACACCGGATATTACACAGATCCAGCTAGCACTTCTAATATTAACAATCTTACAATTAATGGTACAGTAAGTGGCGTTCCCAGAAGGGCTGCTACATATTGCAGATGGAATACAAGCACAGCTACAGTATCGGCTGGCAGTTTTAATGTAACTTCAGTAAGTGTTCCTAGCACAGGTCAACAAACAATAAATTTTTCATCTAGTTTAGGAACTACTAATTATTCATATTCATTATCTACAGTTGTATCTGGAAGCGGTTTTAATTCATTTGTTATTGGTGTTGAAAATGTTGCAGATATTACCGCAACATCAATTTATTGTAGAACATTACTTCATTATTCTTTTACTTGGGGAAATCCAACAAACAATACCTTTGTAGCATTTTTGTGAGATATTAATATGATTGAAAATAAATTAATTTTACATCCAAATCCAGAAACTGGTAATATTGTTATTTGTATACCTGTTCCCGATTGTGGTTTAACGATAGAACAAATTGCCGCTAAAGATGTTCCTTATGGGCAACCATATTTAATCATTGATAGAGAAGATTTACCAATTAGAGATACTACTTTTATGGCAGCTTTAGAGGGAGATTTTTCACAACCTCATGGTGAAGGTCAAAATTGGGGAACAGGATCAATGTATGATGTTGTTGGTTGGAATAATGATGGCACTCCTAAGATTCAATCTAAAGGATAAAATATATGATTACACTTAATATGAATAAAGTAAAAGATATCTCTCACGAAATAAGAAGAAAAGCAAGAGAGATAGAATTTGAGCCTCTTGATGCAATTATAGCAAAACAAATTCCTGGACAGAACATTTCTAAAATTGAAGAATCACGCCAGGCTATTAGAGATAAGTATTCACAAATACAAAATGATATTGATTCTGCAAATAATATCAATCAAATATACAGTATCATTGATAATTTAAAATAAAAACTAAATGGCATCTAATCAAGACTTTATTGTAAAAAATGGATTGACTATTGGTTCTAGTCAAGTGATTGCGGCCAATGGTCGTTGGGTAGGTGCTAACACAGGACTTATTGGTCCTCAAGGAACACAAGGCGCACAGGGTGCTCAAGGCGCAACAGGTCCCCAAGGAGCACAGGGAGCGACAGGCGGCACTGGTCCCACTGGTCCCCAAGGTGCTCAAGGTGCAACTGGTGGAACTGGTCCCACTGGACCACAAGGAGCACAAGGAGCACAAGGGCCAGCAGGACCAACTGGTCCGCAAGGCGCACAAGGAACACAGGGCGCACAAGGAAGTGCTGGACCTCCTGGTCCTACTGGAGCACAGGGACCAACTGGTGCTCAAGGTCCTACTGGCGCAACAGGACCAACTGGCGCTCAAGGCGCACAAGGCGCACAAGGACCTGCAGGACCAACAGGACCATCTGGAGCAACAGTTGATGGCACAAACCGAACACTAAACACATTGGGGTTCAGTGGTGTAAGTGGAAATTCTGGGAATGCACCATCAAGTTATCCATACTCATTACATCAAAAAGCTGGCGCTTGGACTTCTCCATATCCAGATTTGTCCATTAATTATCATGTGGGCATTTCTATGGGAGCTAATCCAACTTATGAGGGTGTTTCTTTTTGGGATGATTACTCACACAACACATTAGTTTTTAGAATTAATGGCTCCAGCAATTATTCATACAAATACTATTGGCAATATACAAATGCAAGTGGTTATTATTCAGATACGAATAACTGGCATATTCAACCAAATGATTTAAGTACATATGGTGGTACTGCACTACGCGGAACAAGAAATGGTTGGCGCGGTATTCATTTTTATGATGGTGGTAATACACCTCATTTAATGTTTGATGGTTCTGCAAATGGCGGAATTTATTATGAAAGTGGTGGTAGATGGGCTTCTTATTACAGCTACTCAAATAATTGTTGGGGATTTGGAACTTCAACAACAGCATCAGGGTATTCAGTATATGCAAATGCATCAATTTATGCAACAGGAAATGTTGTTGCAGCCTCAGACGCAAGACTAAAAGAAAATATTTTACCTATAAAAAATGCATTAGAAAAAACATACAATCTTCGCGGCGTTTACTATAACATGATTGCAGATGAAAAGAAGAATCAAAAAGTTGGACTAATTGCTCAAGAAGCTATAGAACATTTACCTCAAGTTGTTATGTATGATGATGAAAATGACCAATACGGAATTGATTATGGAAATATTACTGCACTTTTGATTGAAGCAATCAAAGAGCTAAAAGATGAAATTGAAGAATTAAAAAAGGAGAAAGCATAATGGCTTTAATCAGAGATTATGAATTACCAGGAACTGGTGTAACTGTTGCTAATGCATACCATGTAGTGACAAAGGTTGATGTGGAAAAAAGAACACAAGA